CAAAAAATAGTGAATAAATAAAAGGTAATAGTATTAATACCCAAGATATATTAGTATAGCCTGATTTACAAATTACATTTAAATTCCAAGACCAAAATAAGGTTAAAACGCAAAAATAAATGAATGAAAATAATGTAATATGATTAAATAAACTAATAAAAATAAAAATTATTGAAATAAATAAATATATTTTGGATGGAATACACAACTTTTTAAATATTGTGGTTATATCATTTAATGTAAGTAATCGCATAATTAGTTATGTATATATATATATATATACATTATTTTATAATAAAATAAATCAATCAATAAATAAAAATAATAAAAATTTAATGAATAAGTAATAACTAAAACGAGGTTTTTTTTGATTTTAAAAATATGTGTTAAAAGAAATAATAATTATATAATAATATAATTATAATTAATATAACAATGTCAAATTATTATTTATTGTTAAATAATGAAAAAGGAAATAATAATGGTGATGAAGATGATGATGACGACTCGTGTTATGGAAATAAATTTAATATAGATACTTTGTTTGAAAAAAAGAAACAACGTGATTTAAATACTTTAAAAATATTTGAACATATGCTCGCTACTTTATATAAAAAATTGAAATATACCACGAATAATAAAAATTACAAATTATTATATTACATACATACAGTACCTTCTTTTTGTTGGGGAACTACTAATTACGACGTAGGTGAATGTATAGCGTTTATTATGGATAAATTAATTCAATCTAATTTTGTAGTAAAATTTGTTCCTGCTAATAAAATACTAATTAGTTGGGACCATTGGGTTCCAAGTTATGTTAGGCAACAAATTAAAAATAAAATGGGTATTGATATTGATGAACGTGGTAGAGATGTTACACATTTGAAAAAAATAAATGATAATAAAAATAATAATAATGTAAGTGTAAATAATAGAAATAATTTAACTTATGACCCCAATGATATTTTATCAAATAATAATAATGAGAAAATACATTCATCAACAATAAAACAATTACCACAGTTAGCACCAGCACATTTATTAACTCCAAAAACAATTAAACATCATTCAAAAATAAATAGCAGTATATATAATGATGATGATTTAAATAAATTGTCACATACATTAACATAAAAAAATAATAAAAATGTAATTTAAATATTGATTTTCATAGTTCATTGTGTATTGTTGTTTAATAATTATTTTATTTGAAAAATAATAATTCATTTTCATTTTTTAATTTTCATTATAAAAATAATTAATATTAGTTTAATTATTTTTATTAAAAAAGTGTGTTTAAATAAGTTTTTTTATAGAGGTTTTGTGTGTATAATTTTTTTTTATAATATTAAAAAAAGGTTTAATTATTTAAGGTTTTTTTGTAAGTTTATATGATAATTTAGGTGATAAATTAGACAAAATATAAAATATAATGAAAAAATGTTTAATTGGAGTAAGCAAGACCTCCCATACCACTGGTAATTCTTAGCACGTTGTAGTTCTTGGCATACACACGGACCTTGGCAGTCTTGGTGCCCTCAACAGTGGCGTTGGAAAGAACAAATAGAAGAGTAGAGTTGTCAATTCTGGAGAAATTGCAACTTCCAGAAGGCTGATGCTCCTCGGGTTTGAGTGCGAAAGAATACAAGTTAATTCCCTCATCAGGAGTTCTGGTGAAGCACTCTCTGGGCTGGACGTAGTTGAAGTAGTCACCCTGTCTCTCAGAGAAACGGTCCTGTCCATTGAGCTGAAGTTTGGCGGTAATGATGGGGTTCTGTCCCCAGCAGTGCATATCAAGAGAAGCCTCGGCAAGCACGAAAGTACCGGCATCAGATACACCACTGTTGGTCATATCGGCGGAACCAATATTAGGGGCAGAGTATGGGTCGTTGGCACCGTTCCAGTATCCACTGAAATCGGCACTGTCCTCGGCACCAGCATCCTCAAAGAGACCACGGTCATCAATGAATGCATCGGCACCACTGACAGCCTGGGGACCACCAAAGGCGTGGATGGCATTGGGTAGGGCATCTACGGCATCGGTATAGTTGAAAGGCTGGGCACCAAGAACACTGAATAGAAGAGAATCGCATACTGTGGAAGAGCAGTAATCAACGTTGGAATCAGGCTGTACGACCCAAACGAGCTCCTTAACGGGGTGGTTGAAATTGAGTCTAATCTTGTTGCTGGAAGAACCAACACTCTCCTCAGTGAATTGAAGCTGCTCAATTAGGTACTGGTGGGGCTTAGTAGCCATAGATCTACGCTCGTTGGTATCAAGGAAAACGTAATCAACATATAGAGAAGCGGCAACAAGGGACTGGCTGTAAGCAACAGTGGCAGGGACAGCGGAGCCTGACTTCTCGTCGCAGTTTAGTGTGGTAACAGCGAATAGGCACTCATCAATAGGGCGAATATCAATGTTAATCTTGACCTCGTGGAACTGTAGAGCAATAAGAGGAAGGGCAAGTCCGGGGTTGGTGCAGAACCAAAACTGTAAAGGAATGTATAGAGTGGTCTCGGGTAGAGCGTTTCTGGGGGCACATACCTGGCGAGGAGCGGAAGAGTCACAGGGTCCGTCAATATCGGCGAAAGAAGGGTCTGTGATGAATGTTAGCTGAGTGGTGTTTCCAATCATCTTGAAGTAACCACGGAGCTGCTCGGAAGTCATTGTAAGCTGGTTAATGATGTGCATCCAGTCACCGTACTGGCGGTCAATGCGCTGACCACCAATATCAATGTCGTACTGGGCGAGTAGCTGCTCTCCGGGGAAATCTAACCAACGAGCATATACGCCTCCGCTGCCGTTGTTGTTGCCCATCTGCTGGTTAATCTCGGGGAGAGTTACCTGAAAGTACATTCTGTATGCGAGGTCACCACTGCGACTGATGATGCATGTTAGATGTCTACCGAAGTCTGCCTGTCCGTTGAAGGTCTGCTCAATTGCCTCAATGGCAAAGTTAGAGTGCTTCTGGTAGTCAGCCTCCCAAAAAGTGGTAGTAGGATCACCGGTTAGGTATACATCCTGAGCTCCGTAAGCAACTAATTGTAATAATCCACCTCCCATATTATATAATATACTTATGAAAAGAAAAAAGTTTTTTTTTAATTACCCTTATTTATTTAATTAACCCTTTTATACGCATCCTATTAGCTACTTTTTTTTATTTTTTATTTATTTTTATATAAGTAGTTTTTTATTGCTATAATTAACTAAAAAAATGTTTCTATATAAATATAATTATAACTATATTTATGTAAAAATGAATAAAAATGAATGCGTTTAAATATGAAAAAATGTGTGGATAAATTTAGAATTTATAAAAAATAATTATTTTTTTGATGGTAATAATTTGAGTTTATTTTTTTTTAATGCTTTTTGTTAATGTCTTTTTATATTTATTCTTTGTTGTCTTTTTATATTTTTTATTATTTAATTTATTACCATTATTTATTTTATTTGTTTTTTTTACTTTTGGTATTACACTATCATTTAATTTATTTGATGTATTTGATGTGCTAAGTAATGACACATATTCATTTATTGATTTACTTATATCAACCGAATGGTCACCACCTATTTTTTTTCCACCAATTGACACATTATTATTTTTGATTAATGTTGCCATATTAATTATTTTATCAAGTTGTAAATTAGTTGGTTTTTCATTTAATTTAATACATAAATCTTTTAATGAATTATGATTATTAATTATATTTCTAACCATGATAATAGACATAGAACGATAGTGGTTTGTTATAACTAAACTGTTATATGTACCTTGACTTACTTTATTACCATTTTTTTCCCACTCATCTATTTTTAATATACGAGGACCCTGTTTTTGTTGGGGGTCAATTGATGACAATACTACTTCGCCATTAAGCACATATTTTGATAATACCATAGTATGTCCAGGAGTTAATCGCACATTATTATGATTTAATTCGTCCATATTACGGTTAAATTTTACAATTATACAAGAATCTATTGGTAAAGAATCGTATATTTGTTTGTACAATTTATAAATATTATTCTTTATCTTATCTACACTTTCACTAAGAATATAATCATTTTGAATCTTAGAAATATAAGCAAAAAGTTGTGTATCTAACAAATAATAATTATTGGCAGTTTTTGTTGTTTTATTTTTCATATTTAACCATCTAACTATATCTTCCATAGGTGTTCCAATTCCATTATTTGTTTCAACTAATCTTTTAACTTGGCTTGTTCCATCTGGTATTGTCATTTCACTTAAAAAAACAAGCGCATTTATACCACACCCTTGATTTTCAGAATGTGGTAAATGTCCTGTTTTTAACACATCATTCCAACATTTCCATCTATTTTCTACATTACAATTTTGTAAAATAGCAAATCCATCATTATTTTCCAAAAATGTATGAGTTGACTCCATATATATATATATAATATGTATCATAAAAAAAATTATATTAATCTTTATTTTTATCTATGATGGACCACCCTCTTTAAATATTTAAATGCCACGCGAAATATAACCAATTGTTCACCCTATCATTAATATACTGTAAATTTAAATGATAATAATTTAAGTTTATTTATGTTTATAGGTAAGCATTCCTTTTTTCGCTCCTCTATTAGAAATATTATATGTATTTTTTGAATTAGAAAACTCAGTTATTGCGTTAAAAGCAAACTCTTCGCCATTAATATATACGAGTATTCTTTTAAAATCAGGGTCTTCATTATCATATTCAATTTTAAATGGTGCAATTTTTACACGCATAGCACCTAATCCTTTATTTCCTTTATTTCGTCCTTGGTTTGCTTTATAAACATCGGGTCCCCAGTTTCCTGACAATTGCTGCGATACCATCCAATTTGTAAAATTAACTGTAAAATCAAAAAAATTCTTATAATCTTTATTATATGATTCACTACTAATTTCATCTAATTTATTTTCAATCAATTCATACACTTTTTTGACAAATTCGCCATATGTGCTATAATCACCGCTTTCATTTAAATCATCATTATATTCTTTGGGTGTTGGAAAATCAACAGGTGTTTTATTAAAAATAGATTGTAATTTAAGTAGTCCGTCTTCTTCATTATCAATATTACTAATCAAATTGTACTTGGAATTATAATCAAGGTTAGGACCAATTTTATTATCAATCTTTTTATTTACAATTTCATTTATAACTTCATTTATAACTATATTTTCAGGTGATATAGATACTTCTTTTACTGAAACTATTTTTTTTATAGAACCATTATTTGGTTCACAATTACCTGTCTTTTTATTGCGACGTGTTCCTTTTCTACATCTACGTTGCTTACCAGTAATAGTCTTGTTTTTACTATTTTTGCTATTTTTGCTAATACTATTTTGTTTCTTCAATGTTTTTTTAATACTACTTTTTTTGCTGACTGATTCGCAATTACCTGTTTTTTTATTGCGACGTGTTCCTTTACCGCATCTTTTTAATTTGGATTTTATTGAATTATTTAATATGGGAGTATGCATAATAATGATAATTACAAATGTATATATATATATTGAATATATTTTAATAATTTTAAATATAAACAGATAAACTTACATTACGTGTTTAAAGTGTAATTAATAAAATTAATAAAATTAATAAAATAAAAATATATAAAACATTTTTATTTAATTTGCTTTTTTTACAGTTTATCTTTAAATACGCCAATTAATATGATACAATTTAATTATATGTTTTCCTACTTTTCCTACTTTTCTTGGATTTCTTGGTTTTCCTACTTTTCTTGCTTTTATTGGATTTCTTGGATTTCTTGGATTTCTTATTATTTTTATTATTCTTTCTTTTTATGGTTCGTTTTCCACCATATTGCTTTATTAAATTCCAAACATCATCTGGCATTTTTTTTCTATCTGATAATTTATTTAATAACATATTATTATTGGGCAATTCATTTATAGATTTATTTGGCATATAAAAATTATATTCCTCATCTTTTTTTAGTACAACATTGTTGCTAAAAGTAAGTGGATTTAATCCTGTTATAATTGCTTCGCGAGAATAATTATTATTGTGTGGCATTGTTATGATAATACTTTGATTCATAAGCGATTCATTAAAATTTTTTAAATATATTTGTTTAGCAAGCGGTTCCAATGTTTTGTTGTAATTATTAATAGAATTTTCATATTTTTCTTTTGTTAATCTACTACTAATACTATAATCATCTAAATTAACAGCATTTACATATAAATTAACAGCATTTATTATATGAGAATTTAAAATACTTTCAGGTAAAGTAGTTAATTGATTTTTTCCTAAACTAAGTACATATAATTGAGTAAAATTTCCAATACTTTCAGGTAAAGTAGTCAATTGATTTTTTTCTAAACTAAGATCTCTTAATTGAGTAAGATTTCCAATACTTTCAGGTAAAGTAGTCAATTGATTTTTT